TTTGTTGCTTTCAGCGCCTGTGGTTGCGCTTATGTGGGGTATTGGGATGAATGACGTAGAGATTATAGACCGCATTGGTCTTGCCTTCAGTGAGCTTAACAGGCTTCCTGATTGGTATCAGTACTTGTTATTCATGGCAGTATCTGCATCCTTTGGTATTCGTGGTGCTGACAAGTTGTTGGCCCTGAAGGGGAAAAAATAGATGGCAACGCCAAAAATTATTTGGAGAAACGGTCAGCCTTTTATTAGAGGGGCAGATGGCACTCTTGTCCGGTATATCGAACAAGGTCGTGATGATATGTCTCCTATTGATAGCGGTTTATCAGGTGGTTATGTTGGTAGTGGTCAGATGGGAGCCATTGGCGGTATTCTTGGTGCAACTGGCCCAACACAATCGGCTGGCGGTAAAGCCGCTATTGACCGCTTACAAAACCAAGCAGACAGACAAGCTTGTAATCTTTCTGGTGGTTTTTATACACAAGGCGGTGTTTGTCTTACAGGAGAAGAAGCAAAGGCTCAAGTTGACAAAATATTAAACAATCCTGATTCTCCTAGTGTATTAACAGAAAGAGCTAATAGGTGGGTTGAAAGAAACACGGATGACGGAACTGCTGACGAAACTAATAAAAATGTAAGTTCTATTACAGACGCAGAAGCAATACAAGAAGTATTAGCACAAATACCTGAAAAACTTAAAGGTTACGTTACTGAAGAAAATATTATTGATGTTCTTAAAACTTTAGGCGGTATTGAAGACCCCATGACTGCAATTAAAAGAGGCATGATTGGTGGGATTAGTGCTGATGAGTTGTTTGGAGATTGGAGAGAGTGGACAGTATTTGGAACTTTATCCATTCCCGGTGTACCTCTGCCTCCCGGTATTGTTGATGTTACTCTTGGTGATATAGCAGATGCTGTTGAAAATATGGGCGGTACTATTTCTGATTTTATTGAAGGAATGAAAACCGATCCTTTAGGTGAACTAGAAAAAATTAAAGATTGGGTGCTTGGTGAAGTAGAAGGAGTATTTGGAGGAGATAAAGACGATCCCGGCTGGGGTGGTAGCATGGGAGGTTTTGGAGATTGGGTAAACGGAGTCTTTGGAACCATTCTTGGTGGTACTATTCTCGGTACAATCTACGATGAAGTTTCAGGGTACTTTGAAGGAGGCGATAGTCCAGATCCAAGCGCTCCTCCAGTGGGCGGTGCAGATGATACATCAGAAGATAGTCCTGATCCCACACCTAAACAAGGCGATGACATTGCTGATCTAGGTGTTGATCCTGATCTTACAAAAACAACTGATTTTAATGTTGGTGGTTTTGACGATGACGATAACGGTGACGATACATCAGGGGATTTAGATTTTAATTTTGATTCTGAAAAAGTAGATGATGGGTTAAAATTTCCCGGTGGCGGTGATGATGGCGGTGGTTCCGATGACAGGATTGATGATCTTAACTATGATGACGATGAAGACGAAATAGGCGGTGGTAGCGATGGCGGTGGCGGTGGCGGCGGTAGCAGCGGCGGTGGAGATTTTGAAGGCACAGTCCAAGGTCTTAGCTATGTAGCACAGCCTGTTCCGGGTTTAATGTCAGGCCCTCCTGTAGATGCTATGGGTGAACTAAATAATCTTATTGTTAATCAGATAAACAAACGTGGGATGCTAGCATGACACAGCAATATGGCAGGGGGCTTACTCCACAGCAACAAAAACAATTTAGCTCATGGTGGCTAGACCAGCAGTATGGTGGTGACCTGAATAACGTAGCCGGTCTTACCCAAAACGAGAACGGGTATTGGCAAGGTGAGCCGGGACGTAAATACGACATTAACCCAGAAACAGGACAGAAAGGAACGTTTCAGTTTTTAAGTGGATCTGGCGCTCCCGGTTGGCTAGACGTTACGCCTGAAAAGTACGGTGAGTACAGTAATATAGGCGGCGGTCAAGTTAAGATGATTAGAAACCGTCATGGCCTGTATACACCCGAAAGTGCGTATGGACACGATGGCAACTTCTCTCGACAGTATCAGTTTACGACTAACCCCAACACTGGAGAAGAAGGAAAGTGGATCTTTTTAGGCCAGATGGGGTGGGTTAACATTGAAGGTGATCCTCAACCAGAGCCAGAAGAGGGACAGATTGTATTTGGTGGTGGTGGTCAAATAGCTGGCCCTTATGATCCTGATTATGACGGTTCTGTTAAAGACGCATCTAGTGACACAGATATAGATAATGACTCATCTAGTACTATAGAAAGTACGGACACGAGTTTAAATTCTTCAGGCATGATGAGCGGTGGTAACAGCAGTAGAGGAAGTAGTTTTTCTCCTTCTACTCCTATGGGTCTTAATTACGCAGCACCTCAAGCTATGCAAATAGCCCAAACTCCTAAAGTAGACTACGCTAAAGTACTTAACAATCTTCTTATAGCAGATGTTTTTGGCGGTATGATGACAGGTAAAAAAGTATGACTTATTTAAATTTAGTAAACAGTGTACTTAGACGCCTACGTGAAGATGAGGTTACGTCTGTTTCTAATACTACTTATGGCGCTATGGTAGGTGACTTTGTTAATGACGCTAAAAATCTTGTGGAGTCTGCGTGGGATTGGTCTGCACTTAGAACTACGCTTACGGTAACAACAAGTGCTGATGTCTTTAACTATGTACTTACAGGCTCACAGAACAAGATTAAAGTTCTTCACGCTATTAACGACTCATCGAACTTAACAATGCAGTATCAACCGCAGGCATGGTTTGATGACCAGTATTTAATTAATACTCCTGTTTCTGGTGAGCCAAGTTTTTATACGTTTAATGGAGTAAACTCTAGCGGTGATACTCAGATTGACGTTTACCCCAAACCAGACGCTTCTTATACTCTCCGGTTTAACTGTATATTGCGTAACGACGAGTTAAGTGCTGACACAGATGACTTGATTATTCCTAGTCAGCCTGTTATTCACATGGCAGTAGCTCTCTTAGCGCGTGAGCGGGGCGAGACAGGCGGTACATCAGCGGCTGAATACTTTGGCATTGCTGATAAGTATTTGTCTGATGCGATTGCGCTGGACGCACAAAAACACCCTGAAGAAGTTATTTGGTACACTCCGTAAGGAATACGTATGGCACAGCCACTTACAAGTATTAACTTAGTTGCTCCTGCGTTTAAGGGCGTCAATACGGAAGACTCTCCGATTGCACAAGACCCTTCATTTGCAGACGTTGCAGATAACGCTGTTATTGACAAGCGTGGTCGTATCGCTGCGCGTAAAGGTATTTCTGTAATTACTACAAACAAGACTGCTCTTGGTTCTGACCATGTTCATAAGGTTCATTACTTTTATGATGACGCAGGTAACGAAGTAGTATTTACTGCAGGTAACAACAAGATTATGACAGGGACTACTACCCTGACTGACGCTACGCCCGGATCATACACAATTACAGGCAACAACTGGAAAATTGTAAACTTTAATGACAAGGCGTACTTTTTTCAGCGTGGGTACGATCCTCTTGTGTACGACAACGCTACAGGACTACGTACATTTACTGTAGCAAACAGCGGAGCTACTAACGCAACTTTTAAATGTCACGAGGCTTTGGCAGCTTATGGTCGTTTGTTTATTGTAGACAACGCAACTGACAGCCAGACTATATACTGGTCAGACCTTTTAGACGGCAGTGCTTTTACTGGTGGCTCCAGTGGTTCTATAGATGTATCTAAAGCATGGCCTGATGGCTATGATGAAGTAAGGGCGTTAGCTGCTCACAACGATTTACTAATTGTTTTTGGTAAGCATAGTATTATTGTGTATTCAGGCGCTTCTAGTCCTGCAAGCATGGCGATAGCAGATACTATTGCAGGCGTTGGGTGCATCTGTAGAAACTCTGTACAACACATTGGTACAGATGTATTGTTTATGTCTAACTCAGGTTTGAGAAGTCTTGGACGTACTATCCAAGAAAAGTCTCTTCCTATATCTGATCTTAGTTTAAATATTAAGACAGAGTTAATTGAAGTGATTCAAGCTAGAAGCGAACCTACAGCTTCTGTGTACAGCCCTGAAAACTCTTTTTATCTAATTGCATTTCCCGGTCAATCTACTGTTTATTGTTTTGATCTTAAAGGAGCATTAGAAAACGGAGCTTATAGAGTTACTCGTTGGCCTTCTGTTGGTCATAAATCGTTTGAGCGTAAAGCAGATGGTACGTTGTACATTGGTACGTCTGATGGTCTTGGTCAGTATTCAGGTTTTAAGGACAATACTTCATCGTATCGGTTTAGGTACTACAGTCCGGGCTTGACCTTTGGCGATCCTTCAAAAATTAAGTTACTTAAAAAAGTAAAACCTACTATTGTTGGTGCTGGTGGTGCTACGGTATTTATGAAGTGGGCTTATGATTTTGAAACAGCCTTTAAAACTTATACTTTTTCTGTAGGAAACCAAGCACCAGCTTTATTTGGTATAGACGAGTTTGCTGTAGGTGAATATACAGGTGGAGAACTAACTACTAGAAACTCTGTGTCAGGCACAGGGAATGGAAGTGTAATAACTATTGGCATGGAGGCTGAAATAAACGGCTCTGCCTTGTCTCTCCAAGAAATTAACGTATTAGCATTAATAGGTAAAACAGTATGAGCAATTATACAAAGACAACAAACTTTACCGCTAAGGACAGTTTACCTTCTGGAGATAGTGGCAAAGTAATTCGCGGTAGTGAGTTTGACACTGAGTTTAACGCGCTTGCAACAGCAGTTACATCAAAAGCTGACTTAGCATCTCCTACTTTTACAGGCACTGTGACGATCCCTGC